GCCTGTGGTACTACAGCTCAGTGAGTGATGCAGACATCATGATCCAGAACAATGGCTCATGGGTAGGCTATCAAAACGTCACCAATGATGTTCGTGGTTTCAACTTGAGTATAACCAATGCAGCTGGTCCCATTGTTGCGGCCACAGCACCCACCACTCAGACTGACTCAGCATTGAGTCCGTTAGAATATGGTGACTTGTGGATTGACACCAGTGACCTAGAAAACTATCCCAAGCTGTATCGTTGGGAACCAGTGAGTGGCGTTGACCAGTGGGTGGAAGTTGACACCACTGACCAGGTCACACAAAACGGTGTTTTGTTTGCCGATGCACGTTGGGCCACAAACGGCACAGTGGATCCTATAGCTGACCCATTCCCAAGTATAGTGAGTTTGTTGACCAGCAACTATTTGGATCTAGATGCACCAGACCCTGCACTGTATCCACAGGGTATGTTGCTGTTTAACACACGTCGTTCAGGTTACAACGTCAAGAGTTTCCAGGCAGATTATTTCAATGCTGCCAGCTTCCCTAATGATACATTGCCACAAGAAACCAATACCTGGCTCACAGCGTCTGGCAACAAGCAAAATGGCAGCATGTGGTCAGGCCGCCTGGCACAACGTCAAATGGTTGTTGAATCACTCAAGAGTGGGGTTGACACCAGTTTGGCAGCTCGTGAAGAACAGAATCAGTACAACATCATTGCTACACCAGCATACCCTGAACTGACTCCCAACATGATTGCACTCAGCAACGAGCGCAACAACACATTGTTTGTGGTGGGTGACACACCAATGCGATTGCCCAACTCAGGCAACGAGTTAGTGGCCTGGGCCACCAACAACAACGGCACAGGTTTAATCACCGAAGATGGCAACATTGCAACCAGCAACTATTGTGGTGTGTTCTACCCCAGCTGTATTACCACAGACCTTGGCGGACAAACCGTGGTACAACCACCAAGCCACATGATGGTACGCACCATTCTGCGCAGTGATGCTGTGAGCTATCCATGGTTGGCACCAGCTGGTACACGCCGCGGTGTGGTTGACAATGCCACTGCAATTGGTTACATTGATGCACAAACTGGCGAATTCCAACAACTTGCAGTGGGACAAAGTGTGAGAGACATATTGTATGAACGCAATATCAACCCAATTACCTTTATCCCAGGTATTGGTATTACCAACTTTGGTAACAAGACATCGCGCAGTGTAACCACTGCTCTGGATCGAATCAACGTGGCACGTTTGATCTGCTTCTTGCGCGGACGCCTGGAAGAGATTGGCAAGCTGTTCTTGTTCGAGCCAAACGATCAAATCACACGTGATGAAATTGCAGGTCAGTGCAACAGCTTGATGATTGACTTGATTGCCAAACGTGCGATCTATGACTACTTGGTGGTTTGTGATCTTACCAACAACACACCAGCTCGTATTGACCGCAATGAATTGTGGGTTGATATTGCCATCGAACCAGTCAAGGCCGTGGAATTCATCTATATTCCACTGCGCATCAAGAACACTGGAGAGATCTCTGGGGCAGCAGCCTAAAGAATAGGGGTCTGGAAACAGACCTTTATTCAGATAAATAAAAACATAGGAGATATTTAAAATGGCAGTTTCATCACTACAACGCATGACAGTACCCCTGGCAAGTGACCAGAGTTCAAGCACCCAGGGCTTGCTCATGCCCAAACTCAAATATCGCTTTCGAGTGATGTTTGAAAACTTTGGCATTTCAAAGCCCACTACTGAGCTTACCAAGCAAGTGGTCAGCTTTGCACGACCCAATTTGACTTTTGAAGAAATCACATTGCCTGTTTACAACTCAACACTGAAGTTGGCCGGCAAACACTCATGGGCAGACACCACATGTGAAATTCGCGATGATGCTGGTGGCAATGTCACTAGACTGGTTGGCGAACAGTTCCAGAAGCAACTGGACTTTTTTGAAATGGCGTCAGCTGCTTCAGGTATTGACTACAAGTTTACCACACGTTTTGAAATTCTTGACGGCGGCAACGGTGCTGCCGAACCCGTGGTTCTTGAAACATGGGAATTGTATGGTTGCTACTTGAAAGGTGCCGACTACGGTGGCATGAACTACGGCGAAAGCGCACCAGTTACCATCAGCATGACCATTGCGTTTGACAACGCCAGCCAAGGTGCTCCACAAACATCTGGTCTTGGCTTTGCTATTGGCCGCACAGTTGGCGATGTTGTAACCGGCGCAGGCATCGCCTAATCCGGGGCCCATGCATGGGGTTCGGACAAGACTTCTTTCAGGGTTTTACTAATGTAAACGGCTTGCGTGATTACACTCACGCAAGCAAAGTTTTCACGACAAATCAGTACGAACTTAAACCTCGGGTCAAGTTCCTCTATCATGTCAGTTTTACCATCAACACCAAGGCCATACCCAGTATCAGCTTGCCTGATGCAAGTTTATTGAGTCTGGTGGTAAAAACCTGCGACCTTCCCAAGTACAACATTGATACTCACACACTAAATCAGTACAATCGCAAACGCATTGTGCAAACTGGTATCAAGTACCAAGATGTTACTGTGACATTTCACGATGACTCAGGCGACCTGGTGCGCAACCTGTGGTACAACTATTACAGTTACTACTACAAAGATCCCACACAGACCTACATCAGTGATGCCAACAGCACCAACGGCAGCCTGGGCAGTAGCAGTAATCGTCAAACTGGTTTTGGCTACAATGACCGCGACATCTACGATGATCAACGCATCGGCAATGTAAACGACTGGGGCTACATTGGCGAAAGTTTCAAGGATGGTACCAGTTCAGATTCAGGCAAACCTCCTTTCTTTTCAGACATACGAATATTTGGCATGGACCAACACAAGTATGCTTCCTATGTGTTGATCAACCCCTTGATCAAAAACTGGAGTCACGACACCTACAACTATGCCGAAGGCAATGGCGTCATGCAAAACAGCATGACCATTTCTTATGAAACTGTGAAATACTACACCGGTGCAATTGGCAAAAGCAGACCCGACACCAATGTCAAAGGGTTTGCAGATCCAGCACATTATGATCAAACTCGCAGTGCTATTTCAAGACCAGGTTCAACTGCCACGGTGTTTGGCCAAGGCGGATTGTTGGACGCCGGGGTTGGCATCATTGAAGATTTACAATCAGGGTCAGTACTGGGATTGCTGGGAGCCGCACAAAAAGCTGGCACAGCCTACAACACATTCAAGGGCAAAAATCTTGCCAGCATTGCCAAGAGTGAAGCAGTGCAACTGGGAACAAAAACAGTTATTGGCGCATTGCCCGGTGCAGTAAAACAAGTGGCCAACAAGGCCGACGGATGGATATTCCCCAATGCCACCAAATCCACAGCAGCCACACCGGCTACTACTCCTAGAACAGGACCTGGACCAGGACCATGAGTGATACTGTTAACTATGTGAATCCCAATCTAGATCTCACAGTGAGAGTGTTTGACAGTTTCTACGACTATGATGTAAACATTCCAGCTGCTGAATATGACCTAGTGAATTCCTATTTCCGCACAGTGATGAAAACTCGTCAGGCAGCGGAAAATTTCACAGTGAGTTTGTTCAGGGTTGCACAAAACACCAATATACCAGTCATGACCTTGCTGCAACAACTGCAAGGCCCGCGTGGCATGGATCTAGACGTAAACTTGGCCTATTACCTCAACAGTATTCGAAGTCGTGAAACCTTGTTGGGTGTAGGCGCTCCAGTGGCACCCAATTTCTATGCTGCACGAGCAGTGGTGCAGTAATGGCCAAGTGGGCACAGGGCGACTATCAAGTTGTTAATCCAGCCAAGTATGTGGGCCGCGGCACACCACACTACCGGTCGGGCTGGGAACACAGCTTCATGCGCTTTTGTGACACCAATGATCACATCTTGCAGTGGGCGTCGGAAAGCATAGCAATACCCTATCGCCACCCACTCACAGGCAAAACAGCCAACTACATTCCAGATTTTTTGATCACATACCGCACCAGAGACAACACTGTGCGAGCCGAGCTGATTGAAATCAAACCCAAGAAACAAAGTGTCATAGAGAGCAAGATGAGCAGTCGTGATCGTGCTGTGATAGCCATCAACTATGCCAAATGGGACGCTGCCACCAAGTGGGCACGCCGCAACGGCATGGTGTTTAGAGTCATCACCGAGACCGACATGTTTCACAACGGCCGTCAGTAAGCCCATAAATATGGCATGACTCGCAAACTCGAAGAACTGTTTAATTTACCCCCGGGCGCCACTCTTGACAACGACCTGCCGGTTGCTGTAGAAGAACAGCGTGAACAGATTCAGGCCATTGACCAGGCCATTGACAAAATTGACAATGCACTGCCCGCAGTCAAGGGCCTTGATGCAACTGATACTGAAATGGATGAACTTGCAGACCTGGCCAAGGACAGCTACCGAGATCTCATGGATCTTGGCATGCAAGTTGACAGTCGTTTTGCCAGTGAAATTTTCAGTGTAGCATCAAACATGCTGGGGCATGCAATCACTGCCAAAACCGCCAAGTTGGACAAAAAACTCAAGATGATTGACTTGCAGTTGAAAAAAGCCAAATTGGACCAAGCCACTCCCCCAGAAGCCACGGTGTCACAAACTGGCACTGGTGTGGTACTCAGTCGCAATGATCTACTGGCACGTTTGCGGCCACCTGCGGATCAAAACACTGGAAAAGAATAAATACTCAATAGGAAATCGCCATGAGACCATTTGCACAATATCTTGCTGAAAACGAACGTGTGTACACGTATCGCATTAAAATTGTTGGTGACGCTCCAGCTGACTTTGTACGCCAGCTCAAAAGCCGTTTGGGTCAGTTTGACATTGTCAAAATGACTGACCCCAAGACAACTCCTGTGCGTAAAAGCATTCCGGAGTTTCCAGCTTTTGAAAACGAGCCTGTCACCATGATTGACGTAGACTTCCGTTACCCTGCAATTGAACCACAGATCAAACAACTGGCTCAAATACTGGGCATGGATCCAAATCGCATTGTCATGGGCACTCGTGCTCACGATGAAAGTCTGCGTCAGGAAGGTGAAAAAATTTCTGACCAAAACAAAAACTTGCTCAGTGACACTGATTACCCTGCCGATGATGCTGCTCAACGTGCATTGAAGAAAGACTATTCAACTGGTCCTTATGATCATGCAGTGTTGAAGAACGCATATCGTTCAGATTTCACAGTGGCCGGTGGCAAGACACCTCCTGCCAAGACCACCAATGACCTACCACAGGGCGACACCAGCCCATTCAGCAAGGTCAAACGTCCACCCAAGCCTGCTACCGGCGCCAACCCAAGAGGTTGAGGTAAATATAGGTGTAGTTCGCGGCACGCCAATGCCCAACTACTCTAACAGTTGAAATGGAACTATCAGCATGAATACTTATCAGCGAGTGAATTATCGTAAAATCTACGAGCAGTATCACGGGCCCATACCAAAAGAGTCCAATGGACGCAGTTACGAAATACATCATAAAGATGGTAATCATAACAACAATGATCCTATAAATTTAATAGCCGTAACTTTACAAGAGCATTATGACATACATTATGCTCAAGGTGATTACGGAGCATGTTATATGATGGCATCTCAGCGCATGAATAGAGCCCCAGAAGAAATTGCACACATTGCTAGTCTTCAACAACGAGCCAGAGTGGCGGCAGGAACACATCACTTATCAGGCGGACTGATACAAAGACGATTGGTAGCAGAAGGAAAACATCACTTACTAAGTGGCGACATTCAGAGACGAACAGCACTAAAAAGAGCGGCAGAAGGAACACTACCAGGCCAAGGACCTAAGAATCCATTCTGGGGCGGTGAAATACAGAGAAAATTAGTTGCTGAAGGGAAACATCCATTGCAAGGGTCTGCTCATAATCTAAATCGCGTTAAGAATGGAAATCATTCTTCTCAAATTAAAAAAACTTGCCCTCATTGCGGCAAAACTACAAGTACTAATACCTATGCCCAGTGGCATGGTGATAAGTGCAAAGTATCAAAAGGTGTATAAATAAGTCATATTACTTAGGAACCCATCATGGACAATTTTTTCTATAACTTGAATGACAAACTAAATGCCATTCGCGCCACACCTGAACTCACTCACAAGCAGCTCAATGAGCGTGACATGAGCCGTGCTGCCAAGGGCTACGAAAAGTACGGCAAAGAAGGCATGGAAGCCTTGGCCAAGGCCGGTCGTGAAGGCAAAGACCTTGACAAAGTTCGTGCCAAGTATGACAAATATGACAACACCGAAGTTGACGAAGGCATGGGCAACATTGTCAAGAAGATGGGCGGCGCTGCCAAAAAGCTGGGCTCCAAGGCCTTGGACACACTGGGACATGGTAGTGATGCAGACATGATCCGTGACCTGCAGAAAAGAATGGGTGTACCACAAACTGGCATGAAGCCTGGCAAGGAACCCAATCCCAAAGTAGTCAAAGAAAAAATGTCACCAGCTAAAGCCAAGAGCTTTGCTGCCTTGGCTGAACCCAAGGACAAGATCACTTTTGCCGACAAGATTGCCGGAGCCAAGAAAGAAGTTGATGAAATGCTAGGTGACGTAGCAGCCGAAGCAATGAAGTCAGCACTGGGTGGCGGTCGAGGCCGCAATGCTGAAATGGATGAAGGCTGGGACGACATGATGGCTGACGTCAAGCGCCGTGCCGGTGATCACAGCGGCATGCGTGTGGGTGATCGTGTCAAGACCAGCAAAGGTGAAGTTGAAAAAACTGCCACTGGCATGCGTCACACACGTGCCTATGATGCCAAAACTGGTGAAACCAACACAGGCGATGATGCTGAGTCATCAGCTGAAAAACGTGGCCGTGGCCGCCCCAAAGGCACAAGCAATCGCACCGGTGCCAAGGGCCCAAGCGGACGGTCAAAGTTGATGACTCGAGAAGGCGATCACAAAAGCGATGAAATCAAACAGGCCATAGCCATGTTGAAGAAAGCTGGCTATGAGATCAACAAGGCCGACAGCAACGACGAACAAGTCAACGAAAAAGCAGTGAGCAAAAAGCAACAAAAGTTCATGGGCATGGTACATGCCACGCAAAAGGGCGAGAAAGCCCCCAGTAAAGAAGTTGCCAAAGTAGCCAAATCAATGGGCAAGAAAGACGCTGAAGATTTTGCTGCCACCAAGCACAAAGGCTTACCTGAAAAGAAAAAGCCCAAAGGCAAGAAGAAAGAAAAAGAAGTTGAAGAGTCCAGCGCCACAGCAGCCACAGGCAGCAAGGGCGGCATGAGCTTTGGCAAAGGCATTTACGATTCCATGAATCGTGAGCTAGAAAGCATGATTGCCGAGAGCATGAGTGTTAACATGAGCAGCTCAACTGAAGGTGGCAACACTCTAACAGTCACAGCTACCGAAGAAGATGCAACCAAGTTGGCAGAAATTCTCAAAATGGCCGGCATTGGTGGCGGACACAATCATGGTCATGATCACGGTGAAGAAGCCTGTCCAACTTGCAACCAAGCTCCATGTGGTTGTTCAGACATGGTGGACGAAAATTCTCCAGACTATCCTACCAACACTGAACAGGCCGACAACAACTTTGAATACTCGGGTGGCCTAAACGGTCCCAAGTCAACTGGTCAGAGCACAGTGCCAGTGCTGGCCAGCCAAGATCAACGTCAGCACAGCTATGCTGCCGAAGAAGAAGATGCCATCCGTCGCATGATGGAAATGGCTGGAGTCAAGAAAAAAGAAGTTGACGAAGAAAAAACTGAAGAAGGCAACAAGTTCACTGGCAACTTGGCCAAGGCTCGTGCTGCTGGTAAAACACAAGCTGACCTAGACGGCGACGGCGACATGGAAAAAGTACGTGAGAGCGTGGCTGGTCTCTGGAAAGAGTACAAAGGCAAACACGGAGTTTGATATGACACAAAAAATTATTAAAGAATCAGTGTTGACAACACTGCCAGTGTTGAATCCGCACAGCCCTGCAACACAGGGTTACAAGCAACAGCCTGTGAACATTCCTGGCGTGTTGGATCAGACTCGTAACTTGTTTCAACCAGTGGTTGCTATTCCTCCACAGGACAAGAAATAATGGCCAACGTATACACCACATTGGCCAATGCCACAGTTTACACTGACAAGCTGAGTATTGCCACAGGCAACACCGCAGTGACTTACAATGTGTATGCAGTTGCCCTGGGATCAGCAGCAGCCGTGGGAAATTTGTACAGCGCCGCTGTGCAAGTCCCTGCCAACAGCACAGTTGAAATATACTCAGGTGCCGGAAACAAAGTCACTGTGACTGGTTCCAATTGGACAGCAACTGAGCTGGGTACTGCAAGTTCAGCACTGTCCAGCGTGTACACACCATAATGCGAGCCAAAGAGTTCATTGCTGAAGATACGGTTGGCAAGATTAGCAAACGCAATCAATCAGCCACTGTGGGACTCAACCGGTTTCGAGATCAGCAGTTTGCTGATCGTGTGTATGAACTCAATCGTGTGATGATGGCAGTGGCCTCCACTGACGGTACATTTGTACCAGAAATAGACAGTGAAAGCTGGAGTGGTCGCAACAATGTAGCAGCACCATACACTCCCGAAGAACAGGCCATGTTGAAAAAAGCATATCAGGCAGTGGGATCAAAACATATTGACTTAAATCAAGGCAATCTTGACAGCGAAGAACATCCAGCAGTGAACACCACTAGTCCAGTCAAAGCGTTTGAGGGTTACTGATGCGAGCCCGAGAATTTATAACTGAGCAAAAATCTTTGCCGCCTGAGCAAGCAGCGCCCATGCGTTACACTTATATAATTCCAGGACTCAGTGCCGCGGATCCTTATAAAAATTATCGATTTGGTGTGGCCATGGCCCGTGCCAGAAGTGATGCAGTACCTGATAACATCAACCCCAACAGACCTGCATGGTCTGCAGAAACTGCATTTGGTGAGCATGCTGTGATTGTAGGATTCAACAACAACGTTGACCCTGTGATTGATGCCGCATTAAAAATGACAAAAACCCCCGGTGGCAAAAAGCCAGTGAGTACAGCAGCCAGCGAAGAACCCAGTTTTGTTAGTACACAAAGTCCAGTCAATGGATTTAAAGGATACAAATAATGGCCAATCCACCACCGCCATACGACAACATTACAGGTATTAGTCGTGCTGTAATGAAAGACAACGCACAGACAACCATTGTGAACTATGATGGCAATGCTCGCCCTGGCGAACTAGTAGCTAATCTAACAGTGGACCCACCGACTCTGTACATAGGAAACAACATCGGGCAATTGAGTTTGGTTTCTTCAGGCGCTGGTATAACATATGGATGTTTTCACAAGTTAGCAAACGTCATTGCACCGGCTGCCGACACGGTTTATAATTTTGATTGGTATACCGACGCATCACCACATATCTCCACCAATGGTATCACTGTTAATTCAAGCAACCCAACACACTTAAACATTGATCAAACAGGAGTCTACAATGTATTTGTAGAAATGCAAATCAAAAACACGGTAAATGCCAATCGAGAAACTTATCTATGGTTGGCCAAAAATGGCACAGATATAGACGAAACCTGCGTCAAAATTGAAATTAAACAAGGCGGCGCCTCAGACGCATATCAATTATTGGTCAAACAATGGATAGTCGATGATATAGCTGCCAACGATTACCTACAATTGAGATTTGCAGTAAGCAATGTAAATGGCATTAGTTTAGAATACACAGCTAGTCAATCTAGCCCGTATATACGTCCGGCAATTCCTAGCGCAGTTATTACTATAACTCCGGCATTAGTCTAAAATTATAATATTATGAAAAAACTCATCCTACTCTTACTCATCGTTCCTACATTGGCTCTAGCACAAGGCAAACAAAAACCTGGTGTCACATATGATGCTGAAATTACCAGAGTCATAGACGGCGACACAGTGGCCTTTCGCGCACCCTTTCTACCAGCACCTCTCAAGCCCGAACTGTCAATCCGAGTGTTTGGCGTTGATACTCCAGAAAAAGGACACCGAGCTCAATGCGAAAGTGAAAACGCTCGAGGCCAAGCCGCCTCCGCTTTCACTAAAAATGCAATTGCACAGGCCACCCAGCGTCAGATCGTTCTCATGGACTGGGACAAGTATGGCGGCCGTGTGCTGGGAGATGTGCTGTTAAATGGTGTCAGCCTGCGTCAGCAACTGATTGCCAACGGATTTGCACGTGAGTACTACGGTGAGGCCAAAACAAGTTGGTGCCAATGATACTCCTGTAAATACAGGATGACTGATAACTTCTATTGTGCCGCACCCTGGCGTGGCCTACATATCAATCCCCGGGGCGATGTAAAAACCTGCTGTGCCGGCAATCCCAACATGCTGGGCAATCTAAACACCCAGACCATTACTCAAATTTTAAACTCTAATCTCATGACAGAGATACGTGCCAGTCTTGCACAAGGAATCCCGCATGAGTATTGCAGCAATTGTGTGCGAGCAGAACGCTTTGGTGCTGATTCTGAGCGAGCCTGGCACAACAATGTAAACCCCAACTTTGATTATGCCACAGCAGGAGACCAGTATCACTATCCTGTGATTGTGGATGTGCGATGGAACACCACATGTAATTTGAGTTGCAACTACTGTGGTGAAGCATGCAGTTCAAAATGGGCTGGCCTCAAAGGCATCCCTTTCAAGTCAGGAGCAAGGCCCTACTATGATTCGGTATGTGACTTTATTGAACAGCACTACGAACACATTCATGAAGTTGCGCTGGTAGGCGGCGAGCCCTTATTGTTGCCAGAAAACAATCGTTTGTTGGATGTCATACCCAAGGACGCCATTGTCACACTGATCACAAACTTGAATGTTGACCTAGAATCAAACAAGATATTTCAAAAGTTGTCAACTAGAAACAAAGTGGGCTGGAGCATGAGCTTTGACAACACAGGCAACCGCTTGGAATACGTGCGCCATGGCGCTGCCTGGGACACAATACAACATAATCTGCAAATTATCAAGGACCTGATGAAAACGCAAGGGCAATGGGGTGGCATACATGCAGTGTACAACATCTACAATGCCACACGTATTTGTGAACTGCGCAAATTTGCTGAACAAACAGGAACCACAGTGTTGTGGCAAAACTTGTTTCAACCCGAGTACCTAGATCCTTTTTTGCACGGACCCAAAGTGGCCGCAGCAGCAATTTCTGAGATAGAAAGTTTTTACAATCTAGGAATTGCCACTCCAGCTGAACGTACATTTTTTGATAATTCTTTAAATATGTATCACAACATAACACAGGCCCGTCCTGGAATTGAAAAACAATTCAAACAACACATAGTGGATAACGAAACTGTGTTTCATCCTGACAAAGCAGGTGAGTTTGAAAAACTATGGCCAGAGTTGTCGCACTTATGCAAATAACACCCATTGATCAGGACAACAACCTGTTCGCAGTCACAGATGTATTTCCACAAACACTAGTAGGTCAAATAATTTCTACTGACTGGTTGTCAATGCCATGGAAACCACAACCCGGCCAAGAATTGTGGGCTCGAAGATGCATAGATAATTCAGCTTTGTCCTGGAGCCATGAATGGGATCAAATTTGTCAACATCTTTGGTCTGTAATGGGACAAAAAATTGGATACAAAATTTCAAACTATCAAGGCACTGCTTGGTGGCTGGATGAACCTGGATTCACCTGCACCATGCATACTGATGGTGAAATGCCTGGCGCCATGCAGATGACCTGGATTGGAAATGCCAATTTAGGTACTTCTTTTTATCATTATAAAAATGTCAACACACTTCGACATCAGTTTGAAGTATCTCCCAACACCGGCTATATTATGATTAATCGACCAACTGCGGATGGCTATAGAACATTGCAATGGCATGCAATGTTAAATCCAGTGCCGGTTGATCAATACCGAATAAGCAGTTATAGTTGGATAACTACAACATGATTGGAATGAAATCAACGCTGGACATTGTGCTGGTCAAATCTCCGCACAGACGAGAGACATACACTGATCAAGAACTGCAGGAATTTGCGCTGTGCGCAGACCCAGTCACGGGTCCAGCATATTTTTTGGATAACTTTTTCTACATACAACATCCCACACGTGGCAAGATGTTGTATCATGCCTATCCCTATCAAGTCAAACTGATTGACAACTATCACAACAATCGTTTCAGTATCAGTCTCATGCCTCGACAGACTGGCAAATCAACATCAGCAGCTGGGTACCTGTTGTGGTATGCTATGTTTGTGCCAGATTCTACAATTTTAATTGCCGCACACAAGTATCTGGGCGCCCAGGAAATCATGCAACGTATTCGCTATGCATATGAACTGTGCCCCAACCATATCAGAGCCGGCGCCACAAGCTACAACAAAGGATCAATTGAGTTTGACAACGGATCACGCATTGTGAGTCAGACCACTACAGAAAATACTGGTCGTGGTATGAGTATTACCTTGCTGTATCTAGATGAGTTTGCGTTTGTGCGACCCACAATTGCCAAGGAATTCTGGACTTCAATCACCCCCACTTTGAGCACTGGTGGTAAAGCCATTATCACATCAACACCCAACTCTGACGAAGATCAGTTTGCTTACATCTGGAAAGGTGCCAACAAGGTCGAAGACGAGTATGGCAATCCCAGACCTGATGGCCTGGGCATCAACGGATTTCGAGCATACCGTGCCTACTGGAGAGAACATCCCGATCGCGATGACGCCTGGGCCAATGAACAACGAGCTCAGCTGGGTGAAGAACGATTCCGCAGAGAAATGGACTGCGAATTTGTTATCAATGATGAAACCTTGATATCTCCCATCAAGCTGCTGGAGATAGAGGGCATTGAGCCCACACACCGTACAGGGCAGGTGCGCTGGTATCGACCCATCAGCCGGGACAAAATGTACATTGTGGCGCTTGATCCCAGCCTAGGCACCGGCGGTGATCCTGCGGCTATACAGGTATTTGAAGCTGACACCACTGAACAAGTGGCCGAGTGGCGTCACAACAAAACCGATGTACCCACTCAGGTACGCATCATGGTGGACATTGTCAAGGAATTGAAAGCAGTGACCAAAGACGAAAAGAAAATCTACTACTCGGTTGAAAACAACACCCTGGGAGAAGCAGCACTTATTTCTATCGCAGAATACGGAGAAGAAAACATCCCCGGCTACTTCCTCAGCGATAATTCTGTGACTGGCACCACGGGTCGACGATTTCGCAAAGGATTCAACACCACTCACAAGGCCAAGATCACAGCCTGTAACAAGTTTAAAATTCTTGTGGAATCAGGCCGTATGAAGCTGTACAGCAAGCCCTTGATCAGTGAACTCAAGACTTTTGTGGCCGCGGGCACCAGCTACTCGGCCAAACCCGGGGAAACCGATGATCTTGTGATGAGCAGTCTCTTGGCAGTGCGCATGCTGATGCTGTTGCAAACCTATCACATGGAATTGGACAGCCACCTCAAAGACCATGGCGATGTCGTAGTCGAGCCCCTGCCTTTTATTTCCATAATGCGCTAAATATACTACCATGGCACAAACTCTCAATTTTGAACAACAACTAAGTGATTTACTGGATACCCGGGACTTTCACCCAGAAACTCTGGGCCGAGATGGTCGTCCTTGTGACACTGAAGATGCCAAGACTTTTAGTTTTGACTATGTGTCAGGTTCAGGCAAAAACTATGGCACCATGGTGATTGTGCTGGGCAATGACAACGAAATGATGATCATGTACGGCGACAATTTGGGCAAAACCATTGAAGACCCCGAAGACCGCAACGAGTTCTTTGATTTTCAACAACAACTCATGCAGTTGGCCAACCGCAATCGCTGGACTGGCACTCTGACCAATCTCAACAAACTCAAACGAGTACAAGCCGGTATTGCTGCCATTCAAGAAGGCCTGTTTGAAGGCTACTATGGCACACGCAAGGTCAGCTATGCAGGTGAACCCACTGAAGCCAGACTCATGATCCGTCACAATCGTGTGCTGGGCGAAAACGATGCAAGATTCCGCTATGTCGAAAGTTTGTTTATTGAAACAGCCGATCAAGAACGCTTCAAGCTGCCATTTGTCAACATGGCCGGTGGTAGAGCCATGCTGGAGCATGTGCGCCAAGGCGGCAAACCCTATGATGTTCGTGGCAGCCACATCACAGAAACAGTGAATGAGCTCAAGGTTCTAAGCCGTTTTCGTCGAGCCAGCCATGATGCCGTGGCCGAAGGGGTCAAGCAATCGGTCATTGAGCAGGCCAACACCTATTACCAACAGTTACGAGAAGGCCTCAAACACCTGGGCACTCGTCGTGGTTACACCGCATACTTTGAATCATGGTCACCCATGCAAGTGGCTGACCATGAGTCTTTGGTCGAAGACATCAAGAGTTTGTTTGTGGAACAAACACTGGATGCACGTATCGAAGAGGCCTTGCCCTTGCTGGCAAGAATACAACAACAAGGACAAGACATGAAAGAAGCACAAATCTTTGAAAACTGGATCAATAATCTAGCCGAAGGAACCTGGGCATTGCCCGAGACTCCGGAACAACAAAATCGTTTAAAAGAACTAATGAGTCAGCCGCTGGAAGCCGGCCCCGATGGCACCAATGCCACTGAGCAGTTGTATGACCTAGTGGGCGATGATCGGTTGTTTGACCTCATTGGTGACCAAGCCGAACAAGATCCCAATGCCAATATCTGGGAAAACCCAGCCATCATGGATCGTTTGAATGAACTGGGTGTTGATGTTCCGCAAAGTGATACCGCAGATGCCGAGGCAGAAGGTGACTACTATGATTTGCCACAGCCCAATGGTGACTATGATGATCTCAAAGAAAGTGTGCTAACAGATTCCACTGGTAGCACCTTGGATCACATCTGTGATCGGTTTGGCAAAGAAGTGCGTGACTTTGAAGCCACTGGTGACATGAGTGATGATTTGTTCCATGCCTTGTATGATTATTATTTTGATGACATGCCATATGGCACAAAGAAAGCCAGAGACGGAGACCCATATGAATGGGTGGCAGACCGGTTTGCTCAAGACCGCGGCATAGCTGAAAATCTCGTCTCTCCCATGGCTATGCCAGTGACCACAGAAGGCAGCAGTTGCAATATGACCATGGAAGGCGACTACTGTCCTGAACATGGCCTGGCCGAATGCGGCAGCATGTATGAAATGGGCACAGTGGCCGGCGGCATGGCTCCAGTCATGGGCGAAGGCAACGACGACCCCATGAACTACAATGCCGCAATCACAGGCAGCTACTACGAGTCAGACGAACTGGCAAGAATAAAATCACTGGCTTTGCTCAAATGATATAAATAAACTTGACACAGCAGACAAAAGCGCATATACTACTACTGTGTTTGCGCTTTTTCTTTTGTGGCACAGGCAACAATTGATCTAAGTAATTTAGATAGGCAACACACATAGGCAACTTTATTAGGAGAAACAACTATGGCATCTTTAGCAGAAATTCGAGCACGACTACAGGCAGCAGAATCAAAACAAGGTGGGCAATCCACCGGTGGGGACAATTCAATTTACCCACATTGGAACATGGAAGAAGGCCAATCGGCCACACTGCGCTTCCTCCCCGATGGTAACTCTAAAAACACTTTCTTTTGGCAAGAACGAGCCATGATTCGTTTGCCCTTTAACGGCATCAAGGGAGAGATGGAATCCAAGCAGGTCATGGTACAAGTACCCTGCGTGGAAATGTGGGGCGAGGCATGTCCCATCCTGGCAGAAGTGCGTACCTGGTTCAAGGACAAGAGCCTTGAAGAAATGGGTCGCAAGTACTGGAAAAAGCGTAGCTACATTTTCCAAGGCTTTGTGCGTGAAAACCCCATTGGCGATGACAAGTCGCCTGAAAACCCAATTCGCAGATTCATCATTGGTCCGCAGATCTTTACCACCATCAAGGGTGCGCTGATGGATCCTGAACTGGAAGAATTGCCAACTGACTACCTGCGTGGTCTGGACTTCCGCATCAGCAAAGGTGCCAAGGGTGGATTTGCCGACTACAACGGATCAAAGTGGGCACGTAAAGAGTCTGCACTCTCTGAAGATGAAGCAGCCGCTGTTGAAAAACATGGCTTGTTTGATCTCAGCACATTCCTGCCCAAGAAGCCCGGCGATGTCGAACTTCGAGTCATCAAAGAGATGTTTGAAGCAAGTGTAGATGGACAGCCATACGACACAGAACGTTGGGGACAATACTTTCGTCCTGCTGGTGTCAATGCACCTGCTGGCACCGCAGCCAGCACTGACGATGATGCGCCGGCAAAGCCTGTTAGCAGCCCAGTGCCCATGGCGACCAAGCCAGCAGTGACCAATGATGATCCTCCATTTGATGTAGATGATGTGCCAGCAGCCACAGCACCAGTGGCAGCCAACAAGCCAGCACAAAAAGCCGAAGACATCTTGGCCATGATCCGCAGCCGTCAAGCCAAGTAATTGACAGTATCACACAGAGGGGTTCTCCCTCTGTGTTCTTTAAAAATAATAGGTGACTCATGGGAAAACCATTTGACGTAAGCAAGTTCCGTAAGGAAATTACAAAAAGTATTGATGGACTCAGTATTGGCTTTAACGATCCCACGGACTGGATCTCCACAGGCAACTATGCCTTGAACTACTTGATTTCAGGCGACTTCAATCGTGGTATTCCCCTGGGCAAGGTCACTGTGTTTGCCGGGGACTCTGGCGCAGGTAAATCATACATCTGCTCAGGCAACATCATCAAACATGCACAACAGCAAGGCATCTTTGTGGTGTTAATTGACAGTGAGAACGCCTTGGACGAAGACTGGCTCAAGGCCTTGGGGGTCGACACTAGTGACAGCAAGTTACTTAAATTGTCAATGGCCATGATTGATGATGTGGCCAAAACTATTTCTACATTTATGAGCGACTACAAAGCTCTTGACCCAGCTGAACGTCCCAAGGTCATGTTTGTGATTGACAGCCTGGGCATGTTGCTGACACCCACTGATGTGAATCAATTTGACGCAGGCGAAATGAAGGGTGATCTAGGACGCAAGCCCAAAGCACTTACTGCATTGGTGCGCAACTGTGTCAACATGTTTGGCAGTTACAACGTGGGCTTGGTGTGTACCAACCATACATACGCCAGCCAGGACATGTTTGACCCTGATGATAAAATCTCAGGTGGTCAAGGTTTTATCTATGCTTCAAGTATTGTTGTTGCTATGAAGAAGATGAAACTGAAAGAGGACGAGGACGGCAACAAAATTTCAGACGTGACTGGTATCCGCGCCGGTTGCAAGGTCATGAAAACACGCTATGCCAAGCCGTTTGAAGGTGTGCAGGTCAAGATCCCATATGAAACAGGCATGAGTCCATATTCGGGGCTGGTGGACTTGATTGAGAAAAAAGGCCTGCTCAAGCGTGAGGGAAACAGCCTGGTGTTTACCACAAGTGATGGCGAGATCATCAAGAAGTTTCGCAAAGCATGGGAAGCCAACACTGACGGTTGCCTTGACACTGTGATGAAAGACTTTGGCAATCAAAAGGATGCCACACCTGTTGTTGACATTGAGGAAGAATAATGGAACATGTTGTAAGTGAAATCTGGAGCGAGCTCAAGCGTTACATAAACTCAGTGGATCGCAGTGAAGCAGCTGACATAGTGGTATCAGTCATGGTCGACAACGACTGTGCAATAGATGACATACGTGATGCCT